AGATTCGCTTACAGTAATAGTAGTGCCACCAGTTTCCGTAGTGGTGATAGAGTTTCCACCGCTAGAAGTAACTGTTATAGCCATATCACCTAGAGATATCTTCGTTTACAGTAAATGAACCTCTGAGAATAGTTGTGACGACATCACCTACTTTGTGCTGGATGTCGTAACTAAAGATACCGACAGGCAGATTTGACATCGTATCGGCAGATGCAGTAACTTTTACAGTCCCGCTATCAGTAATATCTGTAAACTCAAAGCCTGTGCTCAGCTTACCCTTTTGACTCTCGCTAAGTTGTTTAGCATCTGCTTGAGAAGACGACAAAGTGCTAGATGCAATAACTTCTCTCTCAGAGACCCCAGACCTAGTTCTTTGAGCAGATGTTTTCACATCCATCAAAAACTCATAACCCAAAGTAGATAACTGTAAAGCAGTGCCACTAGAGTCTTTTAAAGTCAACGTAAGAGAAAACGTATCACCTCTTCTGCAAGTAATATCTAATTGTTCTGCTACATCTAAGTTTACGCTACTTGCCATATCAACCTAATAGTGTGTTTGTAATATTTACTGGTATATCCGAGCCCTCCGTGATTTCACCTCTCTTTCCCTGACGTTGAGATATAAGCTTGCTCTGCTTCTCCGCCTGCTTATCTATCCTTTCGTCCTTTCTGTTCTCCTTGAGAACTTCGATCTTTTCTTTAAACTCTTGATCGTCAGTCTTGAATCCAAGAGTCGCCTGAGCTTTAATTATCTCAATCTCTTTTCTAAACTGATGACGTATCTGTTCAAGCTGCGACTCTAACTGAGTTTTAAGCTGCATCTTTTGAGCGTCTATCTCTGCCTCCATCTGCATCTCTTGCATCCTGGCTTGAGAAGCAGCCTGAGCAGAAGCCTGAGCTTGCTGAGCCTGGAACTGAGAATTTTGCGCAGCGATCTGTTGTTGAGAAGCGATTCTCTTTTTCCTTCGGATCACAAGCAAACGCTCAGCTTGATTCACATCCTTTATGTTGCGAATAGCTATAGCATCTTCTATGTCTATTTCTTTTTGCTGCAAAGAAATCTGTATGTTCTGCTCCAAGTATGCTTTGTCTTTGTCCTCCATTTCTTTGACTACCTGCACACCAAAGTTGTACATCGGCAAGTTGCTAAACGAAGAAAGGACAGACATGTTTTCTTTTCCAATAGCGTTCTCATAAACCCGATACAAGACAGACTCAGAAGGAAGTATCTGTATGCACTTCACTATGTCTTCGCACACATATTTAAACAACACCATAGAGGCATTAGTGATATCGTATATAGCATTGTTTCCAGCCGCTATAGCTTGTTGCTGAACACCCACAAGTGTATCACCCTTAGGGGTAGAAGCATCCATCATCTCATTAATGCCCGTAGTGTCACGAATCATGCGGAGGTAATGATTGTACAATCCAATCAATTCATTGATGTTGCGGATGCTGTTTCCGATTTCTCGTACAGGAGGATTCTGGAACCCACCTTCTGGGTTCTTGCTTCTGTAGTAGAAGACACCAGTCTGTTCGTAGATATCGTGAAGATCCAGAGGTTGCAACTCACCGCCCTTTCCAAGCTGTACGTTTTCTAAGCCCTCGATATCAATAATCAATCCGTCAGGCTTGGCCTTTGCAATAGCCTGCTGCAACTTCAAGTGAGTCAACTGCAACATATCAGCAAAACCCGTGCAACTATCTACCAAAGACTTTGGCATCATGTTGCGGATGTTTGTCGCAACTACAGAATAAGAAAGTCTGCACTTAGATATGTCATGAATATTCTTAGGGATATTCTTGCTCATCCCATAGTTGAATATCATATCAGCACCACCCAAAATGTAACTACCGCCATATACAGTGGCGATCTCCATCTTACTAGGCTTTCTTTGAAATACGCTCCCTTGTTTGGGCTCATAGTTGAAACCCTTCATAAAGAAGTTTACGTTTCCGAACCTGTTCTCCTTTTCCTCAAAATGAATGCAGTCAACAGAGATGAATTCAAAATCCAATATATTAACCATATACTCATCGTACCCATACTCCTGGCGCATAAGTCGATTGTTGTAAGAGGTCTTGTTTAATGCACTAGAATCATTACCGTACTTCCCGCTTACAGTCTTAGCTATCTTTTCAAAGTCGTGCTCTTCTAGTTCATGACCAGCTAACCTTTTTAGCTCTTGTATGGATACCGTCTTAATGTGACCAGCATAAATCAAATCCTGGAACGTAGGATCTTCTGTGTAGCTATGAATGAACTTGGTCGGGTCAACGTAATTAGTTTTGATTCCTTCGTTAGGATCATTGGTCCTCTGCACGACAGCCATACCCAAAGAAACCAAGTCGTTAACACACCGTCTAAAAATATTATCGGTGAAGTTATTCCAGGAAAGAGTCATATTAGTTCCAATCTGAGCTGCTACTTCAGCATCAGTCTTGGTGTTTGTGCCCAAGAATATTTCTGACTCTTCTATAGAATCTGGCAACTCATCAGGGTCAATGTCGAGGACCAGCCCGCTTTTTTCTTTTAGAGCCTTAAGCTTTTCCTTCGCTTGAATCTGTACCTCTACTCTTCTTTTCTTTTTGTCTTTCTCAGAAGAAGAAAGCGGATCTACAGCCTCAAGGTTGGGATACGGATTTCTAGAAAGGATTTTGTTTACAACGACACGAACAAACTTTGGAAGGATAGGAACTGGCGTATAATCCAGATTCATCAAGCTGCCATCACCATCATTCGGATTTAAAGACCGAAGAAGCTTCTTGTATATGTTGGTGTCTTGATTACCGTTAGCGTAATCCCTACTTCTTTCGAAAACAACATTTCTTTTTCCGTAGAGGGAGGTAGAGCTAGTCATTTTGCCCCACTGAGACTCCATCGCTTTTGCGTATGCAATCCCGTAAGCCTTACTGTTTTTCGTTTCAGTGCTTGCTAACGGATCGGGAAACGAGCCTTTTTTGTTGTCGTTTTTATAATTCATATTTTTTTAAAGCCCAGTAAGCTTGTTTGCAAATATAGCAAATCGTTAATTGACCTTATATTTTCTAAAAAACACACGGTCATCAAAATTAGATTTCTTTTTTTGTTTTTGTTTTTGGCAACCCAAAAGTGCTAAACCAGAACTAATAGTCAAGTCATATTTAGTTCTCTTATCTATCTTAAATCCTATCCAGTCCTCTAACGTTGTGTTGAAATACATCTTTCCCACTTCGCCAGTTTCATAGTTTACTCCAACGTGTTCATGGATATACTTCTCTATAGATTGAGCGTGAGCCTGTATTACGTCCTGAGAGTTAGATGGAATCCCTTTTGTTTTCACATTTGTGTGTGAAGAAGTACTAAGCAGATGCTTAGGTCTGTCCATCAAGTAACCGTCGTAACCCCTTGACTCAAAGTATCTCACAATACCATACTTGTTGTTCTCTACAAGCAAAGGGTATCCGTAGTAGAAAGCACACATCAAGACGTCCTCATAAAATATACTGGCTAGATCTGGGCGTGAAGCATATTCTACAACAAACATGTTTGAGGGGCGATTCATAGAAAACTTGTTGTACATGTGGAGCGCACCTTTAGAGCCTCTGTTGTCTACAGTAGCATCTAGGTCGTAAGAGTCAACCCCACCACAGCCATATTCAGGGAAAGGCGGAACTCTTTTACCTCTGTCCAGTTTAGATATATTTCTTTCGTCTGGATCTGGCATCCAGCATACCTTGAACCTACCGTTAGGGGTGGGAGAGAACACCACCTCTTTATCTTTTTCTTTCCAAGTAAAGTTCCCTGTAACTACAGGATTTGGGAATAACTCGTCGTTATGTTCTATCTGCTGATAAATCTTACCTATGTTGAAAAGGCTGCCCTCAATGCTGTCCCTGAAGGCTTCGTCTTCGGTAAAAGGAAACTGCCTAGTTATCTCGTTAAGTTCAGAGGGGTCATCCTTGAAAGACTTTCTCTCATTTTTTAAATAAGACTTACTACCCAAATCAATGACCTCACCATCGATACCTATTACGTCACCATGTATGTGTACGGTTTGGGAAGGATCTTCAACTACAGCATTTCCATACTGATCAAAGAAACCTTCTAACGCTTCGTATGCAGGAATAAATATTCTGTAAAGACCCGACCTAGTTCTTCCGTTGGCGTTTCTCTGATTAGGATCTGAATCATTCCACAAACCTTTATACTCTTTACCGCCTTTGTTCATAGGGTTGACAGTAGAGCCAACAATTGCCTTACCGACAATTCTTTTACCTACGATCAAGCAAGTCCTTTCTATCCTCCAAGCTTCACGAATGTCTGTGGGTTTCTCCCACTTGCCTGCCTCGTCCAAGTAAAGCATATGCAGCTTCTCACCATCATATGCGTTATTAGTTGTGTTCTTCCAGTTGATGACTGTGTTGAGTGCGTCACCTCGGTAAGACGTCTTGTTGTTTTTCGTAATTCTTTTTGATGGCTCACGGAAAGCCAGCTCCATACGTGGGTTCGTGGTACCGTCCTGGATGGGCTTGAAGAAGAAAGGGTAGCCTCTAAAAATAGAGACTACTTTTTTCATGAAGATGTTTTCCTGAGCATCTTTACCAGTCTTTGACTGAATCCCCAACAACTTCTCTTTAACTTGACTAGCTTCGTCCACAAGGACAGCAGAGCATATATTAGTGTAGCCAGAACGACGACACTTAGTATATAACTGACCGAAACAACGGGGATCAGTTTCGCAAGCAGCCATGTGGAGAAAGATTTCTCTTTGGAAAGCGAGGTATGATGGGTATCCGATATCAATTTTAGACCATTGTAGAAACATATAGTGTCTCCCTGTAATATACGTAGGGACCCCATTGTTGTAAAACCAAACGCCGTTCCTCCTGCGTTGAAACTCTTTCTCGATGTATACACGAAACTTTGACCGAAACTCGGCAGGCTTCTCGAACCACTCATCCATACTTCGAATCCTTTGCAGTTCTTCGGGCATAGGCAAGCGCCTCCACAGCTGCAACTCCTTTGGCTCTTCATGGAAGAGTATTTCAGATCGCTTTGGTTTTTTTGGTAGCACAATAAGTAGCCCACTCGATTCGAAGTGATCTCCCTCTGTGCCGTTAGGGTCGATCTTAATCCCTTTAGTTTCATAACCATCTATATCTATAAGTACAGACATTGAATTTAATTTGTACACCCGACAGGATTCGAACCTGTGACCGTCTGCTTAGAAGGCAGATGCTCTATCCAACTGAGCTACGAGTGCATTCGCTCATGTGTTTTTTTACGATGGCAATTTGCACACCTTATCTCACACTTCCTTATTTCGTCTTTTATTGTTTTTATGCTGTAATAGTTAGAAACCATATCAGCTATTGCCCTTCTCTTTTCTCCTTTTACGTGATCAAACTCAAGGACCACTGGGTCTGACTCCCCGCAATCCACACAGCTGAACATTCTTTTTACTCGGTCTACAAACGCTTTGTTCTTTTTTCTTTGCCTTCTGTTTCTAGCCGAGCTTCTAGAGATTATTTTCTCTTTGTTTTCTCGGTAGTGTTTAGCTGCCGCCTTAGCCTGATCTTTTTTGCTTTTGTATGGCACCGTGTGCTCTCTATTGGATTCGAACCAATGACCTACGAATTATGAGTTCGCTGCTCTACCGCTGAGCTAAGAGAGCTTGAAGTTGACGATAGAGTGACCAGAAGTAACGTTTTGACTGCTAAAATCATAATCACCCCAATATATTAAGCCAGTGGGTTTACTTGGAGAATTTTTCTGCGAATCCCCCTGAGTAGTCTTTGTCTTGTTCGATTTCTCCATTTGCTTGTAGCTCTTTAACCATTTGTTCTAATCTCTGGCGCTCTACCAGAAGTTCTTTGCAGTCCACTGCCGTTTGCTTGATAGACTGTAGCTCAGCCTTTCGAGCAGAGCCACCAGCCTCTGGATCAACAGGCTTTTTGATTTCTTCAATCATATTATTGATCGCCACCTCCATACTAGACATAAGTCGTCTAGCCGCGCTGACAGTAGTAAACTTAGTCGAACGGCTCATCTCCAATCCAGTATGTTCCGTACTGAGAGCAGTACACAAATACAGGCGTACGCTCACCCACATATGACCCACCTATATTAAACTCGAAATGCTCAATGGCATCTTCACGAGTCATATCGTCATCCCTACAAAGGATGTCAATGATTTGATCAATATCGTAAACGGCTTTTGGTTCTGACCCATGTGTCATCCCTATTAGCGCTTCATCAAAACCATCGGCGATAAGACACTCGTTTTGCTCCAGAGCAGACATAAGCTCGTCTGCCTTTCTTTTTTCAGAGGCAATCATAGTCATATTAATTAAATTATCTTTCAACATACATCAAGTCTTCAAGGCGGGTTCTGTAATATTCCTTGCCATCTATCTTGATGCGATAGTCTCGGTTCTCTTTGAACCCCACTACGTCGCCAACCTCTAGCCCTAGCGCTTCAATCCCAGAAGACGTAAATGCGACTCTACCTCTTGTTGTTGGTTTCTCTGTAAGTTTGACAACTTCGATAATTTCCGATTCTTGAACTTCCTCTTCTTCGACGGGTTCAAGAAGGCTCCAACCCGCAAGAGGTTGGATAGCACCAGTACTGCCACTTTTAAAGCCAATAGCTTGATTATTGATAGCGTGGTCTTGATCGTACCTGACAAGGTAGTGATTATCATTGCCAGTAAGTGGTTGACCTTCGTTGATAACCACGAGATGATGGAAGTACAGCGTGTCGCCAGGCTCGACACCAGTTTCGTACTTGAACGGGACAGCCACGACAGGGCCTTCTGTAACTCTGTTTTCAAACTCATTGAATCTATTGTCTATGTACAACTCTAAACCACCAGACGTAGTGATGGTGTCGTTTATCGTCCTGTCTAGTTCGACGACAAACAAATTAAATGTTTTCATTAATTAAAATTTAGTAACCGCCACCGCCACCGCTAGGAGTTGTGATAGTGCGATTTGATTGAATTCTGGGGGTTGGAGCTACAGGGCGAACAGGAGGCACTACAGTTGGAAGCCTTCTTTCAACGACTCGTGGTGGAATTTCTGACTGTCTATTCGCTACAATTTGTCTGGACTTTGAACTTACAGGTTCAAGAATAGCGTGAAACCTATCTACATGAACAGCACCCACCATAGCACCCTTCTTGGGGTGGATATGGTAGTAACCTCT